TTTTCTTCGCTAGGCTCTAATACTTCGCTAGCTTCTAGATCATGACTGCAGAACTGTTGCTCTGTAGTCTGCGCGTCTTTAGCAGCTTGCTTTTGTTCTTCAGTAGTTTCTAAACCAATAAGGCTACGTATCTCTTCTACGTCCATATTGTCTAATACCTTAGTAGCTACTAGTGGGCTTATAGTAGATATAGCGTCTGTAGTTTCGTTGCTAGCTGCTTTAGATAAAGGAGGGTAGCCTAGTTGCTCCCTTAATTCGTCCTGCGTTAATACCTCTTTTAACGTGTCTGCGTCAAAAATACTATTAAGCGGTTTAGATACTTCTATACTAATAGGTATAGCGATACCGTTAACAGCTAGTATTTTACGTATACACTTTAGTATAACTTCTTGAAAAGGTCGTATAACTGTGTTTGTATATAGTTCGTGTGCTTGTAATAGTTCGCCACGTCCGCCTAGCTGTCCTTCTGTTTTAACTCCTAACAGCATAGGGCTAGTAACGCGGTGTCCGATCATTATGTTCTGTATACAAAGTTCGTTAAGTACAGTATACTGCTTGTCTGCGTTGCTTACTTGTATAGGTACTATTTCGGGCTTTGTTTCTGAACTATCGCTAAAAGTTAAAACCATTTTGCCGCTATTATTAGCGCCGCTAAATTTCTGCGTTATTTGGTGTTCTATTTGTCGGCGTTCTTCGGCTGTAGGTATACCGTTTGCAAAGTTTATAAAGTACGAAGCACTAAAGCCGTTAGATATATTATTAAGGTGATAATCTGCAGTAAGGTTGTCTATTTGTATCCAGTTATTAGCGCTTATATAGTCAGGTGTGTAGTATATTTCCATAGCAGGCGAATACAATCCCTTATACATAATTTGACTAGCTTCGCTTCTATCGTCTTCGTTAAAGGCGGCTACCCTTATAGGTGTGTGTTCTTTTTTTCTATACTGCGCCCAATCGCTACTTAAATAATATTCTGTTACTTTGCCGTCTTTATTAGGCTTGCCTACTCTTAATTTTTCTACAGGTATATGCTTTATTTGACTAATACGCGTACGGTCTTTAGACCATATTATATTTAGAGCAAAAGCGCCCTGTAGTTTAAGGTCAAAAGCTATTTTAGTAATTATTTCGTGTAGTGTAGTATTTTCGCCTGCGTCAGCTAAAAACTTTTTAAGCGCTACGTATTGTTGTAAGTCGTTGCCTTGTTCTACTATTAAGTCTTCGCCTGCTATCATAGCCGCAGTAGCGTTTACTACTGCCGCGTGCGTTGCCGAATTGTTATATAAGTCTATTATATAGTTAGGGTATAGGTTTTTATATTCTCCGTCGCCGTAACCTATCCACTCGTTTATAGGGCTTTCTATAGTCTTAGGTAGTACCTCGTTTGTAAATTGTATATTTAACAGTCTATCTTTATCCATTAGTCTACTGTGTTAAATTCTACAGGCTTTTCGTCTATTATTTTACCTTTTTCGTAGCTTGTTAGTTCTTCGTACAAATCGATAGGTATCTTTACTATATAACTGGTGCTGTTTGGTATTTTTTGTACGTCGCTTACTGTTTGCGTTGTAGTGTTAGGGTAGTCGCGCGTTGCGTTTAACCTTGCTACAATTTCTAAACATTTATTTTTACTGCCTTTGTAGTACATATTATAAACCGTTTCTAGTCATTATATTTGTTTCAACTAATTCTCTATTAGATGTAGATAGTTCGGCGCTGTATATAGCTAATTCGTATATTTTACCATTAAAAAAGTGCGCGTTTGCACTATTACGTCCTATATCTTTTACAGTAAAAGTTTGGTTATCTAAAATTATTGCAGTTTCTAGCGTGCCGTCGTCTTCTAAAATGTAACGCGTTTTGCTACCGCCTACCTCAGTTCTTAGCGTAAGTAAATATTTGTCTGTGCCTGCGCTTGTTGCTATGTTACCTTGAAAAGAACTACCTTCTGTTCTTAAAGTCCAAGCACTACCGCTTAACCTAAAAAAGTCGTTTCCGTTAGTACCGTTACCTAAAAGCGTTTCTAGCGTTGTATCGTCTAGATCTATAACAGCAAAAATAGTAAACGCAGTTAAATTTAATGCACTATTTAACGTCATAAAGTTGTCTGTACCGTCTAAATCTATACCTCCGCCGTCTGCTAAAGGTTGGTTAGTTTCTGTAGTTTGCCTAGCTAAGTTATTGTTTCCGCTACTGTCTGCCCATATAGAAACGTTACTACCGTTTAACGTTATACCTGTGTTGTTTTTTAACCATACCTGTAGGTCGGAAACGTCAGTTAACGCAAAACCGCTAGCGCTTACTTTAGTTTGTAATCTTAAAGAATTACTAAGGCGCATATCTTAATTATGGTAGCCTATAGCTACTCCTTCTGTTAAAGTTATAGCTGTGATATTTGCTAGAATAACCGTACCCGCTGGTATTGTCGTCTGTAGTGCGCTTTCGCCTGTGCAGTTTGTAATTGTAATAGCACTTATAATGCTTTGTGTTACAAAATGTACTGCGTAAAAGTCTTCTGTTTGTGCTGCAGTTGTGAATACTACAGTTGCACCTTTTTTGCCTAGTTGCTCCTGTAATAAGTCTGTATTATTTTTATAACTCATTTTTAAATATTTAAGTATACTGTGTTATTATTTGTTGTATTTGTATTATCAGTAGGTGTATATTCTGTATAGCTAACTTCTGTTACTGCGTTGTCGCTTACAAATGCTTTGCCCTGTTCTACTATATGCGAAGCATTTAAGGTACTGTCGTCTGTTAGCGTATTGTCTGTTACTTCGTATACTGTGTAGTTAAAAAAACCTTCTGGGCTTAAAGTTACCTGCGTACCTTCCGTAAAAACTAATTGGCTAAACCTTGCGGTATGCGATAAGCTAGTAGCGTTACTACTCATTAAGTACGCTTCTTGTTTTGTCATATCATTTACAAACTTAAAAAAGTAGAAGTGTCCTACCCCTGCAGCTTGCTTTTTAGTTTCGCGTAAAGTAAAATATACGTTATTTGTTGTGCCTCTAGTTATATGTAACATACACTATAAAATATAAATTAGTAGCTTTTATTTAGTTTTATACGAAAAAAAGCGGCAAAAAACCGCTTTTAATCTATATAAATACTAGAAAATTAGTATTAGTCTTCGTCTATTGTAATAGAGCTACCGCCGTTAAACGCTGTATTGTCAAACGGTGTAGAAGTATAGTCAGCTACTACAGAAGCAGGAAAACGCTCTAAACCTGCAAAGGTTAGATTATAACCTACCATGTCGCCAAATGCTGCACCGCTAGCCGCAGTACCTGTAGTAAGTTCTAAGCCGTTTTCTGCACCTAAGCATAGTATAACGTCGTGTCCGCCTGTTGATACTCTAGCGTTAAGCTGAACGAATACTACTAGCCTATTTTGTGCTAGTAACTTTATTTCGTTTTGGTCGCCTGTAGTTAAGCCGTGTAACATTATTGTCAAGCTAGGCTCGTAAAAAAATGTACCGTTTTCGCTACTTCCTGTAATCGTTTCGGTAAAGCTACCCGTACCGCGTGGCAAGTTATACTTAAATAACGTAGTAGGCGCACCTGCTGCAAACTCTAAATCAGAAATAAGCCCTGCTTCGGGGTTTGTTAGTACTACGTCTGCTACCTGTGCAAAATAAACCGCCTTAATACCGCCTGTGCTGCTTTTGCAATCTAAGCTACGTCCTTTTGTTAATTCGCAAGCCATAATTTTATATTTGTTTTAAGGCGTTAGGCTAGGGCTTTTACACCCTAGCTTTTACGCAGTTATATATTAAGAGTGGAAAACAAAGTCAGAAGCTACACCTACCTGCACACCTGCTGTAAATCTAGCTATCATTCTTACATTTTGCTCCCCAAACGGTGCCATGTCTACTACTTGTACTTCAGTTAAGTCAGAAGTAGAAGAAGTACCAAAAAATAAGTTTGAAGCCTGCCCTGCATACATTACGTTATCGTGTATACCTGCGCAAACAGCTAATTTGATACCTTCAAATTCTGGTGTATATTGCCCCATGTGGTTAAAAGGAAAAGCAGACAAAGCAGAGATAGCTTGAATGTATAACCTATAATTCTTTTTATTTAAATATATATATAGATCGTCTTTTCCTAATACTGCAGAAGGAATAGCTGCTGCTACCTGCTGTAAGTTAGAAATAATGTTACCTGCATTAAATGTACCTGCTGCAGTAGACGCTGTCATCGATCCAGTAGGTATTCCGTTAAACTGACCAGATACAGAAGTATTACCTTGCCAGATAGCAAATTCTACACCGTCAGCGATAGTTTGCGCCATATAAGACATAGCATACGCTACTAGGTCTTCTTCTTTAGAGTGGTTCCAGTCAGAAAGTAAAGTCTTACGGCATACTTCCTGTGCTACTTGGAATTGTTCTACTTCTAAAACGCTTTCTGCTAAAGAAAGTGTAGTAGACTGCTCGTCAAAGTTACAAGTAGCGTCTTTTAATAAAGCGCCGCTAGCTACGTTTATTACTTCTTTGTAGTTTACATTTTCGCGAACAGTCATATACTGTAAACTGTCTGCTTGTCTTAGAGCAGCGTTTATATAAAGCCCCGCGTGCTCGCCAGCATACGAGCTGGATGAAATTGTTAAAGCCATTTTATTTTAATTTATTTAGGTTATGTAAATATTTTTGTTTTGGCGTTAGCTTGTTATATTCGTCTACAGATAATTCTACTTTTTTGTTTTCTGCAAACTTTGATAAGTTAACGCTGTCCGTAGCAGGTGCTTCGTTTAGTTCTTTTACTTGCGCTGCTAGGTTAGTATTTTCTTCTTGTAATTCTGCTAAGTTTTCGTCTTTAGCTAAGTTTTCGCCTCGTAATTCGTCTAGTTCGCCAGATAGTCTAGCTATGTCGTTACGAACTTCTTCTAGTAGTTCTTTTACTACAGTACCTACTTCTGCAAATAAAGCGGCTTCTTTGTCTTCAATTGACATTTCTTCTTTTTCGTCTTTGTAGTCTTCGTCGTCTTTGTCTTCTGCCTCTACTTCTTCTTCTACCTCTGCTATTTCAGCTACCATACCTTCTGCGTCTACAGTAAATTTAGTACCGTCTTCTAGTTCGTAGGTGCCTTCTGGCATAGGTGTAGTTTCGCCGTCTTCTGACAAAATGCTAACCATTACGCCTACAGCCATTTCGTCTGCTTCTGACGTAATAATAGTACCGTCTACTAGCTTTGCTTGAAAAGCTAAGTTAACTTCTGTAGCTTCTTCGTTGATACCTAAAGCTACTTTAATGCGTTCTTTTAAATCCATTATGTTTTTATTTTGTAGTAAAAGTTACACTATAAAATATATTATAGTTTAGTTTGTTTTATTTTCGCGTTCAACAATTTTTTTTGCCCACCTTAGCATCTCGTCGCCACCCCATAAATTATAGCTAATTGTACCGCAGTCGTTATAGTCGCCTGTGTTGTATGTCTTAGCCCTTGACAAATAACTATAAACGCGCTTAACAGTTTTATAGCTTATAGGTCGTCTAGCAGCTAATTGTTGCGCTCTTACCTTGCCAGTTTGTGTAGCGCACTTGTTACCTCGTTCTTCGTTTTCTATTATAGCGCGTTCCGCGTTAGCAGTAGCGGCTTTAGGATAGTCAGTATAGCTAGCTAGTTCTACTTTATTTTTTTTTTTTGCGTTGACAGGTATGCAGTTCGGTACTTTACGTCCGTCTTTGATTTTGTGTCCGTAAGGTACGTAGCCGCTAGTGCAAGGATTAGGGCTTATAAAGTCTTCACAGCCGCAGTCTTCTTGTAGTATTTCGCCTAGTTGTTTTATTATGTCGTGATCGCTACAAGGCATATATACTACCTTGCCGTCTAGCGTGTGTTCGTGTACGCCTTCGCAGCCCATTTTTCTAGCTACTGCTAGTGCTTCTTCTTCGCTATCGTATAGCGGTAGTTCTATTTCGCCGTCTTTACCTTCTGTTACCATACTACCTACTTTAGCCATTTGCTCTGCAGCGTTAACAAAGTAGCCTTCTATTGACAAACCTTTAAGCGTGCCGTCTTTTACTTGTTGCCATACTTCGTCGTTTTCTATACGCATTGTAACAAACCAGGTACCCTTCGGCAATTCGTAGCCGTATAAGTTAGACTTGTCGTTTGTGCTGTTTTCTACTATCCAACTTTCTATAACGCTTACGCCTGCTACTTTGTATTCATGCTGTACTGTAGCGTTATTATTATTGTGATATTTTATAAAAGCTTCCGCAGCCTGCCTTACAGTTTCGGCTGTAAAGTATACGTAGTAGTGCGCGTCTTTGCGTTCGTTGTATCTATATATTTGCTTATAAGGAATAAGCGCAGGGCTTACTATAAGTCGTTTGTCTTCGTCTATTTTAGACAGCGTTATAGCCTTTTGCTGTTTATTCATATACACAAAGTCTTCTTCAATTGCAGGCTCTGTTACTAGGCTTATAGCGTCTATAGCTATAGCTTCGTGTTCTTCGTCTATTACTAGTTCTATAATATCGTATGTCTGGTGTGCTGCTTCGCAGGCTTCTAGCGTGTTATATTTACAGTCGCCGTTACCAAATCTATACTTACCGTTTTCGCATTTTTTACAAGGCATAATTTTATATTTTATATTGTTGCTTTTCTTCTTATTTTTGTTAGTCTATCCTGCGTGTTAGTCATCTCGTCAGCTACTACAAACGCTTTAACTACACCGCCTGTAATACCTTGCGACTGCGTAGATATACTGCTTTTGTCTGCAAACGCAGACCCGCCGCCTGCTTCGTTTATAGCAGACAGAAGCGGCTTAAACATACGCGTAGAACGCGCGTTTATTACGCTTTCGCCTTTAGACAGTCTAGCATTTACGCTGTCGCTAGTGCCTGTACCTATACCGCCTACTAATCCGCCAGTATTCATTTTAGCAGGTTTAGGAGTATCCATAATTTTTTTAACTTGTAGTAAACCTGTAGTAATTATACCTGCCATAGCTACAAAGTTAAAAGGAACAGGAAAATCTTTTAAAGCACGTGTAGCGGCTGTGTGTGTATTCATAGTAGCCTGTGCTATAGCCGCCGCTTTACCTGCCGCAGTTTCCCTACCAAAGCCGTCAGCCATAGCGTTAAGACCTAAATTCATAGCGTTAATTTTAGTGTCTTGTACTGCCCTAAAGTCGTCTTCTTGTTTTTTTAGATTTTCTTCGTTTTGTTTGTCTTCGATTAACTGAAACTTTGTAAAAATATTTGCTAGGTCAAGGCGAAATTTTTCGTTTAACAATATAAGTGCTTCGTCTTTAGTTTTTCGATCTGCTAAACTTTCTTCTATTTCTTTTTCCCTTGCTATTTTTGCATTTTCTAGTATTGCTATTTCTTTTTCTTTTTCGTCTGTTATCATTGCTACATTAAAATCTTGTAGCATTTGTGCTGTTTCGCTTGCTAAATCTAACTTTGCCTGTTCTACTTCTTCTGCTTTCTTTTTTATTTCATCTAGCGCTTTTAATTCTTTTGCTTCTGCTTCGCGTTTTATACTGTTTATTTTGTTATTTAATTCTATCTGTTTTGTTATACTTTCTTGTTTTATGTTAAAAAGCTCTATTTGTAGCTGTGCTTCTTTGTCTAGGTCTTCTGCCATGTTTTTACTCATAGCCATTTCTTCTTGTTGTATTCTTAACGCTTCTTCTGCATTTGCTACCCTTTGGTTTAATAGTTCATTTTCTATTTTAAAAGCTTCCTGTGCAGCTTCTAATCTTTCTTCTTCGCCTTTAGACAAGTCTTCTGCAACTAATTTAAGCGCTTCTACTTCTGCACGCCTAGCGGCTGTTTCTACATTGATAGCCCTAGTTGCGTCGCGCAGTTTATTAAAAGCTATAGCTAGCTTTCCTGTTTCCATAAATTCTTTACGCATTTCGTCGCCTATACCGCTTACTGCTTTTTTTGCGTCGTTTAGTGCGCCTTTAAAATCGCCTTGAAATACTTTTATAATAGCGCCGCCTAAGTCGCTTAAACGATCTACTAAAACATTTACAATGGCACCCATAGCTTTAAAGGTAACTGTAAGTATCTCTGACCCTTCCTTTGTCTTTATTAAAAAAGCTAGTAACGATCCAACAGCTACTACTAAAGCGCCTATACCTGTAGATATTAAACCTGCTTTTATAGAGGCAAACATCATGCGCGCTATAGGTATAACTTTTGCAAAACCTGCTTTAACACTATTAAGACTTACGCCCATTACTGTAAAACTGCCTGCCGCTTCTAAAGCAGTATTACTAGTTGCTTTTGTAGACTTTGTAACGTTTTCTAAGCTACTTTTTGCTTGCTTGTCGTCTACTTTTACGGTTATAAGTACCTTTTCTTCGCTTGCCATTTTCCAGTTATTATTTTGTTACCTTTTTTGTATTTTGTTATAAGCGGTAGCGTGTCTTTTAGACCTGCAAAACCTATAGCTATAACGTCTCCTACTAGCTTAAAAGTTATATGTGTTTCTTTTTTCATTATATAGCGTCTGTTCTTAATTCGTTAACATATAGTATAACAGTCCAGTCTATAGTAGCACCGCTAACCCCTTTACACTCGACCTTTATATAGTCTGGCGTGTCGCTTGTTGCTGTATATCTATTATTCCAACTATTACTATGGTTTTTGTTATTTGTCTTTGTACCAGTTGTACTTATTTGCGATAGTTCGCCATTTGTAACAGCAAATGTAGCGTGCTGAAATTTATTCATACTTTGCCCTAAACCGCCGCTATCTACTCTAAAACCTAACACGTACGCTTCGAAACCTATTAAAGTTTGTTTAATTTCGTCTACTATAAAACGCTTGTTGTCTACGCCACCTAAATACACTTCGGTATAGTTAGCGTCCGTAGTGCGTCCTTGAAACATTAAAACGCTTCTTTGCGCCCTAGCTACCTTATCGCTAAAACCCTGTACAAATTCACCAAAGCGTATTGCTTTGCTATTATAGCCTTGTACAGTTGCAAAGTCAGCGCCTAAAACCTGGTTATAATTACCTGTTACGTTACAGTTTTGCGCTAGTTCTATGCTATTGCCTTGACCTGCGCTTATATTGTTAGCAGTAAAGCTAGGCTGCGCTTGAGAAATAGAAGGTAGTACACATATTCTATTTTTAAACTTGCCACCTACAGCCCTACAGTCATCTGCGTTACCTGCTACTTCTGCGCCGTTAGGGTCTAAAAACTTAACTTGCTTTGTATTTGTTATTATTCTAGCTACTTGTTTCATTATATTTTTACTAGTTCTACTTTGCTTATTCCGTTTTCGCCTGCGTTATACTCTATTTTGTTTACTAAGTAGGTTTGATTTTTAAGTCTTACTTTGTTGTTAAATCTAAAGTTAGCTATATCTGTTTCTGAAAGTCTTATATTTATTTTTATAAAAGTCCTGTCTTCTGTATACCGTTCTAGTATATACCTATAGTAGTATGTATTAAATAAATTTTTTATAGTGTTTAGACTATTAGCTATATATACAGGCTGTGTGAATCCGAAGTTTAAATCTAAAGTAGTAGCGTTAATGTTAGCAGGCGTATCGTTATAATGGCTAGCCATATGGTAGCTCGTATGATCTACTATATTTATAAGATCGTCTGTTGGCACGCCAATAGGTGTAAAGTTTTTGTAAACTAATCTCGGCTTGTTTTTAAGTCGCTCAAATACACCTGCTTCGTCGCGTTGCACAACGCTACTATAAGGGTGCGACGTGCTATAATGTACTACTGCAGTAGCGCTAAATACGTCTAGCTTTATTTCTTCTTCTTGTTTTTTGTCTGTGTTCAAAATTAGTTTAAAACTTCCGTAGTCTACGTTTGCGTTTTTTTTGTACTGATTTAGGGCGTAGTCGTCTTTGTCATTATTATACATAAATTTAATAACGCTTGGTAAGTCTTCGTAAGCGCTAACTACCTGCGTATAGTCTGCTTTTTCTGTCCAGTTTAGCGTACTGCCTGCGGCTACGTAATCGTTGTACGGCTCTATCTTTAGTTCTTTGTCGTTTTCTGTAGTGTCAACGTATAAGTTAAATAGCTTTGTAATGTCGCTAAATATATCTTTTAGCTTTACGTCTGTATGATTGTTTTTAATTCTATCGTCTATACTACCGTTTTGCGCAATAGGATTTATAAAAACTTCTGTAGGATATAGATTTCTATGTATTCCGTCGTAAAACTCTATACCGCAACTATCTGGTATACCATTACTAATTATACCGCAACCGCCTGCTAGAAACTGCGACATGTCGTAGCCTATTTTGTAAGGCATTAAATAAATATCTGCCGATGCTTCTAATTGTAAGCTGAAAGTATCGTTTTGTAGATTTAAAGTATAAAAATCATATACACCTATATTATCAAAAGCGTTAGTTAAACCACTCAAAAATATATTATTTTGTATAGTTATAGAAGAAAGTACTATAGTATTAGTGCTACTACCGCTACCTATAACTGCAGATAAAGTTACATTAGTACCTACAGCGCCGTAAATATAGTAGTTTGTTAATAGTTCAAATTCGAAATTATCAGTAGGTGCAGTTATAATACCAATATTATATATGTTACTTGGGTCTTGTAAACCTGTAGCACCGCTTTCTTGGTTTACATTATTGTTAGTGCTTGCAGCGTTAATTACTTTGACGTATGGTATAAATAAACTAGAACTAGTTTTATGTGAAGAAGGCGCGCCTCCTGTAGCGCTTTGGTATGTGTTGTTACTAGTTATTGCTAATTCTGGGTCTTGTATAGCGTCTATTATATTAAAGTCGTCGCTACCGCTTTGCCAGTTAACGTCTGCGTATGGTATACCAGTATACGCTGCGGCGTAATCAAAGCTAGCGTTACTGCTAAAGTCTGCTAACCCTGTGTCTGTATATATGTCTGTAAAAGTAGCTGTATTAAAAAAGTCGCTACGATACGCAAAGCCTGCAAATGCAAATATTTTATCTAATATATATTTTAAGCTTACAAAAGGCGTATAGTTTCTACTAGAAATAATACGTAGCCCTGCATTGTCTGTTAATATACCTTTAGTTTGTGTCAAAGGGTAAAACACGTTTGTAGTAGTACCTCCTGCGGTAAGTGTAACGCCTGTACTAGTTTGACTATTTAAAACGTTAGCTTCTGTAAAAGTATGGTCTAAATCAGAATAATCTAAATCGTTTAGTGTAGCCTCTCCTAAACTGTCTAAAAGCCTTACAGTATTACTAAACAGGTTTACTGTATAGTGTTTTTGTGCGTCTTTATCTACAAAACCTTGTAAGTATAAACCTCCTGCAAAAACTAAATTTTCGTTTATATAAAGTTCTGCTCTTAAATTTGTAAAAGGGTTGTAGGTGCTATCTACTTGTAAGTCGTATATATGATTAAAAAATTTATTGTTAACTTTTGTAAAAGGTAAGTCAAAGTCTTTACTATAGCCGCCGTTTCTATTACCTACTTCTCGTAAGTCGTCTACATTTAGCGTTAATGGTATAGTTTCGCCACCAAATAAGTCTAATTCTGTAGGATTGTTATTACTATCGTATGCTACTAGTCTAACCATTAGTTACGCTGTATTCTTTTGTTATGTGATTTGTGTAGTCCTATTGTATATTGTATTATACGATCATTAGCGGTAGTCTGCTTTGTGTATTCACTTTCTGTAATTACTACAGGCTCATAGTCGCCGTTTGTGTTTTGCATAAATACGCTAGGGCTAGTAAACAACTCTTCTAGTGCTGACGCTTCTTCTTCGCTTATAAAGTCTGTATTTGCTTCTATAGTTTCGTTAGCTGTTACACCGTAATTATTTGTACCGCCTTGATATACATTATAGCTGTATTTTGCATTTTGAAAGTTGCCATATGCTTTTTTAAAGGTGTTTTTTTGCACTGCAGTTGTTCGCGTGCTACGCTTGCTAAAATTGTAGTAATCGTATGTACCTAACCTATTCAAGTATGCTAGGCGTATAGTTTCAAAATTTTTACAGTCGTCGCCTACTATGTCAAACCTATATATAGCGCTTATAGTGTTACTACTATTTTCGGCATTTACTGTATAGTATGTAGCTGTCGCAGGTATGCTAGCCCCGTTATTTGTTATGTTTTTTAATCCACACCCAAAGTATACTAGCCCTGCTTGCGATATTGTAGGGTTTGCTACTGTGTGTTGTAGTATGCTACCAAACAAAGCACCGTTACTAGCTGTAGAGTCTATATCGTAATCTATAGTGCTACCTTGTTGTACGTTTGCGTCGTTATAAAATTTAACTACAAACTTATCAGGTAAACTTTGCTGTGATCCTGAATTACCCCACTTACCATTCAAAAAAGCTAAAGTATGATAGTCGTTACTACGTATTTTTCTGTTTATTGTACTGTCAAAACCCGTTAGTAGTTTGCTGTTTGTACTTGATAAAACAAAGTCAAAAGCGTTAAAAGTTTCGAAGCCGTTTTCTATTTGTGTAACTGCGTTAAATGCATTTTTAGCTAAACTAAACGCTGTTATACTTTGCTCTGTTACTGTACCGTCTGCAGTAGTCGAAAACTCTTCTGTACCTTCTACCCTAAACTGGATAAGGTTACTTTTGTTACTAGCAAAAGCATCTATTTTATGTATAGCGTGCTGCGCTGTGTTTGCAGTAACACCGTTACTAGTGCTGCTACCGCCCGTAGTAGATATATAACCGTCTATGTCAGTAGTGCAAAAGTCCTGTATAATATTTTCTATTTTAAATATTCCGTTACCTTGTTCGTTAGCGCTTGCTTTTAATGTAGCTACTAGCGTTTGATTAACAAAAACTTTTAAAATGTATTTGTGGTAAAACTGCGTAGTAGCACCGTTTTGTAGTGTAAATACTATATCGTCGTAAGCAGCGTATATTTTTAGTGTAGGTTGCTGTATAAAACTAACTGCCATTTTATATTGTTTTTTGTGTTACTGTTCTTAAAAATTTTGCGTAGTCTTTTGCGTATGCTTTTACTACTTCTGCAGGTAGCTTTTTATATGCAAAGTTAAACGCCCTAGTAAAAAAGTTTGTAGGCTCTATACCAAATAGTTTTATATTTCTAGCTATTGCAAAAACTAAACTTTTGCGCTCTATAAATCTACCTTTATCGTCGCGTGCTTGTTTTATACCTTTACGTACTACCCATTTATCTATTACACCGCTAGGCGGTTGTTTAGTTTTATATCTGTAAGGCGTGTTATATCTTTTTTTAGTTCCGCTTACTCCTTTGTCTACAAACTTTGCGTATTCTGCAGCTTTAAATTGTAACTCTAAACCGCCGCTAGGATATACTTTTAAATCGTAATCTATACTGTCTTCTAAATTGCCGCTAGCATTTTTGCCTTTACTACGCAAAATGCTTTTAGCCATTTCAGTAGTTTTTTCGGCAAAAGCTTTGAATACTTTTTCTGTATTTGCTGTCTTCACTATACAGTAGCTACTACTATTTCTACGTCTACTTCTGCAGCAGGTGTAACTACTACTACGCTTTCTATAGTGTGCGGTGTAGTCGTAATAGCTGCGCCGCTTGCGTTGCCGTCTATACTAGTATCGAATAAAGTAAAGCTATTGCCTGCGCCTATCTCTATAGCTACTGTAGCGTCGCTAGGATCAGTTAAATTAAGCTGTATAGCGTTCGTATCGTCCAAATTTGTCAAACGCATATACTTAAAGTCGTCGCTGTCAAATTTACCGCTAGAAGGGTCTGCAGCCAAACCTATTAAAGTATGGGTAGTAGAAGCTTTTAGCTGTACTACTCGACTGTGATAGTTTGCTACGCTTGCTATACTTTTAGTAGTCGTTTTATCGTAAGTTACACCGTTAAGCGTTATGCTTTCTTGTATGTTAACTGTTAGTGTTGCTGCGGTTACTGTTGTCGCCATTTTTTACTATTTATATTATATTACTATTATCTATATTACTATATTACTATATACATACTTCTTAGTTGTGTTACTTTGTTGTTATGTTTTTTTTGTAACACATTCTTTTTAAGTACTAAAAGGTACTGATCCAGTACACGCCGACGCGTCAAATTGCACTACTATATTTACGTCTGCCGTCCAACCCGTTACTTCATTGTCAAAACGCTCAGTAAAAGGCTCGCACGTTATATTCTCCTGTACTCTTATTTCGTGTCTAAAGTCAGTATAGTCAGTATCGAAGTCGCTGTTAAAAAGCACGCTTAACACGTCGCCTATTACTTGTAGCATATCGCTTAACACTTCTTCTTCGTTACTTTCGTCTTTATTAACTAAGTCCATAACTATAAGCTGAAACGTATACTCTAACTGTCCGCTAGAATAAGTAGCTGTATTAGTAGCTACATGTAATAAGGGGTAGGTTGTTTTTACTAAGTCTACTTCAAATATATCGCCTACAGTAGTAGTTTGTATCAATAAGTGCTGCGTGCCTATATCTCTAAATAAGTTATATAGCTGTTCTAGCGTTGCGTTTTTTACGTGTAACCCTTTGTATAGTATTCCCATTTATTTACTTTCTAAATAGTTTAAGTCTTTTTGATATGCTATAAAATTAAAGCACTCGTCTACTGTTAATTCTAGCACGCTGTCAAATTTTAAAATATTGCCATTTGCTAGCGTGTATATTATAGAGTACCAACCATATTTTTCGCTAAATTGTTCTTCATCTGACGCGTAGCTTTTCTCCTTTGTTTCCTGTTCAACTTTTCCGAAAATTGTCGCGTAATGTTCAGATATTGTACGGCGATACTCAAAAAAAAAGCCGCTGCACCGTTAACAGTATCTACGCTTAGTTCTTGTTTAAATAACTTAGCCCTATGTTTTGCTGTTTTAAAGTCGTATTCTTCTATTCTGTATTTGTCTCCTTTACGCTTTGTTACAGGTCGGTATAGTATAGCCATAACTTCTGCCATACTTTGCCACCCGTCAGCTAGTTTGTTGTCAAGGTCTACAAATTCTTTTAGCTTTAATTCGTGTAAGTTAGGGTGAAAGCCGTACTCTATTTCGTCTATTACAAAAATTAAATTTAGTTTTTCGCTCGCCTTTGTCTTTAGCATTTTACTAAGTTCTTCTACCGCTTGGTCGACTACGCTTTTTTTTGCTTTTTCTAATAATAACTTAGGCGCACCAGTTAACGTAGATACTAACACTAACTGCTTTTTAGCTTCGTTGTCTTCTTCATTATATTGCGCCATGTAGTCTATAAAGTTACCTAGCTTTACTTCGTTAAAAGCGCTAGGTACGTAGTAGGACTGTTCGTTAATAACTATTTGCATACTATAAAATATAAAAATTAAAATTTGAGTATATTGTAACACTTTATTAAGGCTTATGCCTTACTTATATTTCATTGTTTTTGTAGAAGGGCGGTTTTATTACTGCCCTTTTTTTTAGTGTACGTAGTATTTACCTTGCGGTTTTAATTCGTAATACATACGCATTGCTAACGCGTCGCTAAAGTCTGGCGACCTACCTATAGCAAGCTTTACTTGATCTTTACTTATTAGCTGTAGTTTAGCGTCTTTGTCAAAATTTTTACGCCTTACCTGCTCTAGTTCTTGTATTATAAAGTTTTTGTACGCTGTGTTATTAGTGCGTATATATAGCTTAGACTTGTTTATAGCGTCTGCAAGCGTGTAATAGCATTGTGTCTTTAAGTTTATATAGTTTTCGCCTTTAAGTGCCTTAGAATTGTTTACAAACGCCTTACAGCGTAGTATATCAGTAACGCCACCACCTACGCCGTCGTCGTCTACAATTATATTTTGTAGCGGTACTTCGTAAGTTTTCTGCATATCGCGTATTGCGTTAGATGCCTCTGTTATACTATTCTTGTCTATTACTTTAAATTGTTCGGCTCGTAAGCCGTTCCAGTATACTATACACGTTTTATCTTTACCATAGCGCGCTATATCTGCGCTTATAAACTTGTCGCCTGTAGGTACGTTGTCTATTTCAAAAGCTCCTAGTATAGCGTTATAGTTTATTAGCTTGTCGTCGCTGTCGTCGTACTCCCAGTTGCCGTATAATAAACGTTGCTTGCTTATTTCGTCTAGCTTTAGTAGCTGTTCTTTGTAGTGTTTAGATATATGCTTGTTATCGTCTACTAGCGCCTGTATAAACTTCCTATGTGTTGGTAGCCTGTCTTCTTTATGTAGCTTATAAAAGTCGCTATACACCCAGTTCTTAGCAGGGTTGCAAGTCATAAGTAGCTTTGGCGTTAAGCCGTATTCGTCTAGCTTGTAACGCAGTCTACTGCTTACTATCTGCTTTGCCTTTTCAGTTACTTGGTTAGCTTCGTCTATAAAGCCTGCAGTTATTTCTAAAGATCCTAAGCTATCAAAGTTTTTATCAGAAGGGTATAAAAATAAATCTTTTAGTATTATTTCGCTTCCATTACTAAAGCGCACTATATTGCTACTGCCGTTAAAAGTGTAGTCTATGTTAGCTTGTAATTCGAACTGCTTACATACGTCAAAGAAAGTATTAAGAGTAGTTTTCTTTAGGTTGTCTAGTTTACTTCTGCCCATTAAGCAACGTATACCGCTGTAGCTAGTGCAAAGGTATATAAGCCATACAGCACCTAAATAAGACTTGCCACCGCCTGCACTACCGCCAAATAAAACTTCTGTAGTTACCTTGTCGTTAAGATACCTTAGCGCTAGCCCTTGCTTCTTTGTTAGCTTAGTCTTCGTCAATATCTATTTGTATGTTAATAGGTCTAGCACCGCCGCTTAGTTCGTGTTCTTGACGTTCTACATATCCGCGCTTTTTGCCTTTTGTCTTTAAGTAAAATATAGTAGCTTGCGTACTACCTTTTTTTATTTGCTTATGTAGCTGACTTTCAGCAAAGTCTATAGCTACGTTTTCTATACTTTTTACTGCAGCCTTATAGTCTTCGTCTTGGTCTAGCCAGTTGTAATGCGTCTTACGTTCTATACCTACTACTTTGCACGCTGTAGTAACTACGCCTAACGATTGTTCTAAGGCTTCTAACATAGCTACTTTTTTATTTATTGTTCTATCCTGCATAGTGTGTAATTTTGTGTACTACCTACCGCATAAAGCGCATACTACTTTTTGTTCTTTATTGTCTTCTGTAGTGTCTTCGTGTGCTATTATGTCGTCTTCGTTTTGCCATACGTCTAGCCCCCAGTCTTCAAGGTCTACGCTATCCCATTCGTTAGCTAGTATATCCCAGTCCCAGTCGCCAAAGCTTAAATTATCTTTTACTATAAATTCCTGCGCCTGCCTTTCTGTTAGGTCTTCTGCTTTTATTATTGGTACTTCTGTATAGCCTAGTTCTACAAGTGCCTTATAGCGCATATTACCGCCTAGCACTATATAGCTTTCGTTTACTATTATAGGTCGTAGGTGTAGCATTTCTGGGAATTCTTGTATAGACTTTTTTAGCTTTTCAAATTTAGCCTTATTTACTATTCTAGGGTTTTGCTTGTTAGGATATATACTACTAATAGGTGCTACTTGTATTTTCATATATTAAATTTACTTTTTCTTTGTCTGCGTTAATTCTGTTTAGTTCAAAGTGCAAGTGATCTATAGCTTTACGTATATCCTGTTCTATAGGGTTGTTTGGTTTTTTACCTGCGCGTAGCAAGTAAGTTATAGCTGTACCTAAGTTGTAGCTATCTGCTTGAAAGTCTTCTACTACTTTGCTTGCTTCGTATTTGTGTGTTTTGCCTATATAATATTTAGGTATTTCCATTTTCTACTATGTGTTTAAAACTTTTATATACAGCGTTTAAACAAGCGCTGCAGTTTGTGTTAGTTCTATAATTTTCTTTATATATTTTGTTATACAAAGTAATTATAGCCGCTTTGTCTTCGTGTGTTTTGCAGTTGCCGTTAGGACATTTAGCCCACGACTTAACTACTTTGTCGTAGGTTGCTTTGTCTAGCACCATATTACTACTATATTAGTTATTGTTTTATCTTTTACCATTTTCCTTTTGGGCAGTTTTCGCTTTGCCAAGTAGCCTTAGTGGCAATTGGACAACCGCAAACACTACAGCTATTATCGCTATAATCGTAAAAAGTACAGCGACTACAAATGTGGACGCGATCATTATATATTGTTTGTTCAGTTTTTTCAAAGTCATTTTTTGCGTGCTTATAGCTTGCCTTTAGTAGGTTGTACGCCTTTATCATTAAGTTTGGTTTTTTCATTCCTTTGTAGTTTTATTATTCCAAAAGGGTCGTAGTCTTCATGTAATATTATGTCAATATCTACAAATACAAAATTTTCTAAAGTAGCCGTATATTCTAGTTCGCCTTCTTCGTTGTAAAACTCTATACAAGGTATATCGTAATCTATAAGCCTTGCTAGTTCTTTATAAATCATTCCTAAACTCTTTTAACCTACGACGCACGTAACGCTTTACGCCTTTTATCGTAGTATATATAGACATACGACTAATTTTTGTATGTTGGCTTAGTGTGCTGTATGTATACTTTTTGTCTTTATGCTTACCTAGTACATACAGTTTAAACAATTCGCGCTCGTACCAATATAATTCTGCTAGTATATTGTGTATTAAGTCGCTGTCTTCTACTTCTGTATTAAAATATAAGTTAATAGCGTCCTGTTTTTTAGTTATACCTAGCCTGCCGTTTGTATATTCTATACGTTCTACAGGTTTTCTATATTTATAATGATACTTGCTAGTCTTACTGTAATAGTTATTTTTGCACAGTCTTATAAAGTAGTATTTAATCTGTTTGTCTTCTATAAGCTGTTTAAGTTTCTCGCTTGGTAGTTCCAACAAGTATAAAAAAACTTCCTGCGTTAGGTCGTCTAAATCGTCGGCAGGTATAAATTTAGCCGCTACTTCTTTTAGTTCTATTGCTAGCTTATTAGAAAGCATAGCGCATTATACAAAAAAACAGCACCTATACAAGTGCTGTTAATAAATACTAATAAACAAAGTTTCTAGCCTACTATAGCTTTCAATTTTTCTTTGTATAGGTCTATTAAGTATTCTAAGTCTGCTTTACTATACTTAACGCTTTTACGACTAAGTGCTATTATTTCTTCGACCGCTTTTTCGCCTATTTCTGCTTTTAGCTTTTGTCCGAATAGATACTGTTCGCCTTGCGCAAACATATTACAGCGCGCGTCTTGTGGGCGTACGTTATTC